CAGCCACCAAATGGCAGCGCTGCTGCCGTTGTAGGCGACACGCTTGCTGTTGCCGCCAGAGCTGTTGCCAAAGTACGCCAGCCGAACACCATCCTTGGGGAAATAGCCGTTGTCGCTGGTCGTCCAGCCAACCTCATAACCAGACAGCAGGAATACTTTCGTGCTCAGGCCATTGGAGCCGGTGGCAAGGCTGCCGTCCCCGCCGCCTGTGCCGTTCAGGTACGGGATTTTTACCTGCTTAATAGCTGCCCGGATGTCGCTGTCGATGAGGTTGTAGAACGTTCCGTTCAGGTATGTGTGGATGCTGGAATCCTTGTAGGAGTTATTGTTGCCGAACGTGGACGTTGTGTAGATGTCCTTCATCAGCAGCCACGTTCCGGCGCAACTCGAATCATAGGTGCTGGTATTCTGATTGCCCTGCTGCACGACAATAAAATCTTTGGACGCGCCGTTGACCTTGATTTTGACAATGCTGCCAACGGCCTTTGCGCCTAATCTTACATTTGCCATAAAAATTCACCTCCTTACTCAAAATTCAATCCTTGACAGATCGGCGTTCCACACACCTGTCACGGTCAAGCCGTCCAGCGACTCAAAGGTGACGGAGAACGGATTTGCCGTTACGTCGGTCGCGATCTTCAATTGAAGGATATCGATATCCGCCTGCATCTTTGCAGCGGCGATGCGCAAGTCTTTGTGAGACTCCGGGGACAGGTCGTGCTCCTGAATCCGCTCTTCGACAAACAGCTGCAAGCTCTGCATCTCAGCGCTCAGATTGATCACGATCTCCGCATCCCGGGAGATCACGATCACCACAGTGAAAACGAACTCAAACTCCTGATCGGTGGAAGCCGCCGGGATCTCGACACCGCGGTCATCCTGCACGAGGAGCAGGAGCGTATCTTCTGCCGCCCCGGTCTGCCGCCCGAAGAGGGCAATCTGATGCAGGGTGTAGGTATCCTCCGCGCCGGTAATGCGAATCTTCACGCGGCGGGCAGCGCTGCCGTTTTCTTCAACAGACTTGATGCCCAGCAGCTCAAGCGCATGCCGCTCGCCGGTGACGTCGGTCTGCGCGTGGAGCACAGCGGCATTTGCAAGACCGCTTCCTCCGACAGCCTGCGTAATCGTGAGCTGCTTGCCCGATACGGCATCCATCAGCAGCTCAATGCCGGCATCGGTATAAGCCAGCGTTTCCCAACTCATTGTGTGTCCTCCTTTTTGATTTCAGGCATCCGCACCGATGCAAGGATTCTTGTTCCGCAGGGTGCGGCGGCAGCGTAGGCATATGCTTCTACGGGGTCACAGAACAGATACATTCCGAACACGATATGCGCAGGCTTGATCTGGTTTACCATGTGGATCAGTTCTTCGCGGTGAAGCTTATCTTCAACGTGAGTGCCGATGGTCAGCAGGTAAGCCGGATAATCCACGCGGCATGTCCACCGGCCAACGCCCAGTAACGTGTCGAGCTGTTGGTACAGAAATGCAAGTGTAAAGGGAGGGCGGGTGCACAAACGCGACAGAATGCGCTGCCGTCGAAAACTCAGCGTTTCGGTCAAAGGCTTTGCCCGGATATGCAGGACTTGTTCCCATTTCTGCACAGAATCCACATCCATGGTCTGGACAAAAAAGTTCTTCCCGATGACCCGTACACTATCAGCTGTCCGGGAAAATTGTGCTTTTTCAGCGTCACAGACCTGCTGGTATTCCGCAATTTCCCGGTAAAAAGGCGGCAAAAGGGAATGCAGGTCATGGTTCAGGTCAAGTTCCATGTAGTTCCACCTTCCCCAGCACCGGAACCTGCTGCAAAGCACCGGTCTGCTGCAGCGCCATGTCCGCAGCAATCCCATTGAGCGTCAGAGCCGAAACATTGACGACCCCATCAAGAGAGATGAGCGCGGCAAGGACACGAGCAAGATACACCTCTGCCGAGTAGGCAATGGCCGTACTGCTGATATTGACATCCCAGTTTTTACGAATCTGCAGCAGGTAGGCACTGACAGCGTCCTGCGCAGGCTGCTGTACGGTTTCAAGTTCGTGTCCGGATGCAAGGGTCAGCGTGGCAGAAATGTCTACAGGCACTGTCTTCGGCGCTGTGACGGTCACCTGCGCACCGATGGGCGCAAGCCCAAGGCCAAGCCCCTGACCGGGCGGGGGATCGATGGCATTCTGTACCATCTGCACAAGATCACTGGACGCAGGAAGAAAGTCGGCTCCCAAGATGGAGCAGCACACCGTGCCGCCACCATCCCACACGGGGTAGACCTGCACAGCGCCCACGCCGTCTATCGCTTCGATCTCCTCAACGTACTGTGCCACGTTTCCACCAAAGCTGCGGCTGTTCAGACGTTCAATGATTCTCGCGCGGAAAGGCTCATCCTCTTCGGTGTTTTCGCCGGGAATCAGAAGATCCGTCAACTGAGCGCTGTTCAATCCTTCAATGGAATCAATCGGCAGAATGGGGCCGGAGTATCGGTTGCCGATATCACCGGCAGTCTCAGCCTGCAGACGGTAGGCGCTTCCCTCCGTAATGGTGGAGATGACCACAAAATTGATACTCTCAGTGCCATTGATCGTTGAAAATCGCGCACCGATCGGAACCTCACAGTCAAAGATGCCGACCTTTACAGCGGCGGAAGCCTGCTTGCGGGTGATACCGGCCAGCACTGCCAGAAGATCCAGCGAATCGCCGGAGGCTGTCTGGACGAACGCCTGTTTCTGCACAAGGTCGAGGCTCAGATAAAAGCCCTCAAGCACGTAGGCTGCCGGGCCGAGGGAAGTCTGGATAGGGCTGGTATCGCGCTTATCATAGGTATCCGGCACCAGTGAAAGCATGTAGTCGAGGATGTTTTTATAGGTTGCATCTGAAAAGTTCTGCATCAGAATTTCACCTCCGTTCCGGTCTCAACATCTCCGTAGACTGTTTCGACGGTAAAACTCACCGTCAAATTCTGCCCGTCGATGCTGTATTCGTAGTTTTTTAACCCCGTGATGCGGTCGTCTGTCAGCAGAGCATCCTGCAGACGGCGCTGCAGTTCTGCGGCAACATAACCGGCATCCTGTCCGACCAGCCCATCCCATTGCATACCGCTTGCAGGCTGGTAGATCTGCCAGCGATAGCGCTCTACGTTCAGGATGATCTCCACTGCCTGCTTTACGGCATCATAGCCGTCGCATGTTCCGGCGATACGTCCAGCTGCACGGTCGATCTTCCATGTCAGGGAAGGCTGAGCGACAAACTCAACGCCGCCCGATAAATCGATGCTGCTTTCCGGGAGTACAGCCATTTAATCACCACCTTCATATACACGAGATAACACGACGAACTTCTGGCCACGTTGCACACGCAGAAGAAGCACCTTGTCACCGGCTTTCAGGGCAGGGTTGAGGATGATATATTTCTTATCCTTGCTCAGTGAAAGGACTTTTCCATTCTCCCAGCCTTTGATGTCCTCGCTCTGTACAGAGCTGTCTGCGCCCTCTGAGAGCAGGGAATAACCAGTGTAAGGCTCCGATGGGCCGTCTGTGCTGCCGTGAACACCAGCGTGTATATGGGGCATGGCGTGCCGGTGTTTCAGCAGCGGGATCTTCTTTTCAATGACCGGCTCTGCAAGGTAGAGAATATCCTGCCGCAGTGGAGCCATTTCCGTGTTGATGGAGATTTCCAGCACATCATCATCGGGCGGGGCCTTTACCACGGTGCCGATCTGCAGATCGGTGGGCTGGTCAACGTCTCCGGCAACCCGGTTCAGCTGCAAAAGTGCTTCCACGATGTCCAAAAGATTTCCCTCCCTTACAGAGCTTTTGCTTCCAGTTCCATGGTGTGCAGATCGTTTTCCCACGTATGAGAGACCTTTTCCAGCATGACATACTTGCGGAACGGGTCGCCGTCAAGATCATTGATATTGACCAGAAGAAGCTGTCCCGCCCGCAGGCTATTGACACCCAGCGAGGTGAATTTGAGTTGCTGCAGAACGCGATTGTAATACTCCAGACTGACCTTTGCCTGCTCCTTGACCTGTGCGTCTGTGGCCGCTTCGTCCACCTTTTGATAGAGCTGCAGCAAGCCCCAGCGGGCAATGGTGTCCGAATCCTTTCGGATAAAAACATCGGACTTGCCGGTCTCCTTGTTCGGACGCACCAGCTTGATGCTGTTGTAGGTCTGGGAGTCGATGGACGTGTTGTAGCTGTAGTTGGTCATCAGGCTCTTTTCGCCGATGATGTAGTCGCTCTTCATATCAGCTGCAGAGCGCAGAGCAACACCATCTCCAGAATCGTAAAAAACAAAGACCGTGCCGGTATTCAGCAAGGTCTTCTGGATGGCAGTATTGATGATGTCGATGCAGCTTTTATCCTGCATCACGAGGGAGGGGAGTTTGTAGCCGGGATCGGCCAGCGTGCCCACATCTACCTGCAGGTCTTCACAGATCTGCTTGATAATGTCGGCGGCGCTCTGGGCATAAAATGTGTAGCTGTTATTTGCTTTCAGGTAGCGCAGCCGGTCATAGCAGACCACATCCACAGGCCCCCAACGGTCCTGCCCGCGGCTGAATACCCATCCATAAAACTGCAGTTCTCCATCTGCGGAAAACCGTACAACGTCGCCCTCTTCGATTTTGGATTGCGGCGTGCGCAGATAGGTGAAGGTAAGCTTGCCGGGATTCCCGGTGCGCTGGGTGATCCAGCTTGCGGTTGTTACGCTGTTAGTGAGGTTTAGCAGGTCTCCGGGCGTTTTGCGGCCCACGATCAGTTCATAGCTCACCGGTTCACCTCCGTGAGGTCAGAAGCGGACATCCAGCCGAATACCACCCCGGAAAGATCCTGCACGCAATACGGATGCGGGTTTGTGCGGGATACGATGCGCCGTACCTGCACCTGCTGGCCGCTGAGCGTGCCGGCAGGTGTTGGTGCAGTGCTGGTGCTGTAATATTTCCCGTTTGCCTTACGCTGGGCACCCACATAGAGTTTGCTGCTTTGGATGCTGCGTGCTGGAGTAAGGATCACTTTTACAGCACTGACAGTAGACGTTGCGACAGCAGCGGCAGAAAGCGCCCGCGTGACAGTGTTCAGCGCAGAGGATGCCGTAGTGGCTGCAGGCGAGAAGTTTCCGCTGCTGCCCTGCAGAACAGCCTTCTGCGGTGAAAAGTCCTTGTATTCAGTAATGGTCAGGTCAAAGTAAAAGTCGCCGGTCTCGCCGCCGCGCTCCTCGGTCTTGAAACTGGTAACAAGGCACTCAAAACCCATGCCGCCACCCAGAAACGGGGTGCCGTTCTCATAATAGCGCACCGGCGTATAGACGATGGGCCTTTTCTGATCCATTGCGCTCTTGAAAAACGTAATGTACACCGATGGCGGTAAAAACACGGCCGCGCTCATCCATGGGAGCCTGCGTCCGGGAAACAGACCGGAGATCGTTACCTTACGCAGCTTTGGCGTGCGCGGCTGCATGACAGGGCCAAGGCCAAGCACATTATACTCGCCATTGTCGGATTCTTTGGTCTCCGGAAGCTTTTCCGGGTTGATGGGCAGGGACAGCACCGTGCTGTCCCGTGAAAAATAAATGCGGTAAAGGCTCGGCATACATTCTCCTTAATTGACCGCAACGACACTGCCACTCTGCACGCGCTCCATAATGAGGTCGCCCAGAAGATCGGCAAGGCTCTGGCGGTCGGCTTCAGTGTTTCCGGTGTTCTGGCCTTGAACAGTAATGACCGGGGCCTGCGAGGTGAGGTTGATGTTGTTCACGAATTTACGTTCCGCAATATCAACCATCATCTTGAGCTGCTCATCTGAAAGATCAACCGTTTTTGCGATCTTACCGGTGTTGTTCTTAATTGCGCCAACATTATTCAGCAGGGAATTGACATCTGCTGCCTGCGGAACGCCCAGATCGCCAAGACCGCCCGGCCCGAACAGGTTGCCAAGGCTGAGGTTGGAACCCCAATCATATCCTCTGGTGTAGGCGCTGCCGAGATCCATGTTCTCCCACGGCTTCACATACTCGGTATAGCCGCTGTTCTGGATCTCATCGCTCCGTTTTTTGGAAAGATCGGTGATCCAGCCGCCCAGGCCGCTGGTCAGATCGACCGTCACGCCGGGGATCATGTTGATAAGCCCCTCAACAGCGGACGCAATATTCTGCATATACTGCAAAACGGTGATTGCCATATCATAGAACAGAACTTTCACAGCTGCGACCGGGTTCGTGAACACATTGCCCACAAAGTTTGCAAACATGGCAAATCCATTCTGCAGGGGAACCAGAACACTGTTGAACACGAATGCACCCATCACAGCAAATGCGCCCGTAATGATACCTGTAGCGGAAACGCTTGTGCCTGCAAAGTGGTTCATCACAGCAACACCTGCATACAGGGCAGCTACCAGCACCAGAACGGCGGCAGCGGCCAGTGCGGCCGGGTTTGCGGCCATGACGGCATTGAGAAATGCCTGTGCGGCAGCGGCTTTCTCAGAAGCAAATGCCAGAATGTTCGTCCAGTTGGCGGCGATCAGCAGCACACCAAAGGCGGTTCCCAGAGAAATTACAATGGGGACGACCGTCTGGATGTTGTTCGCTACCCAGTTGATGGCCGCAAGCAGCGGGTCAAGGGCGCGGATGGCAGCGTTGGAAGCCACCGTCCAAACCTGCGCCCAAGTCATGGGGGTTTTGGCAAATTCAGCGTTGGTCTCTGCTGCGGCGGCAAACATGGCGTTTTTTACAATGGCGGCGGTGATCTGCCCCTGTGCACCCATTTCGCGCAGCTTGCCCATATCCACCTGCAGATAGTCCGCAATGGCTCTTGCAATGGCCGGTGCCTGCTCCATGACGCTGTTCAGCTCATCGCCGCGCAGCACGCCGGATGCAAGGCCCTGTTCCAGTTGAAGGATTGCAGCCTGCGCAGCTTGCCCGGATGCGCCGGAGAGCGCAAGCTGTTTGTTCAACTGTTCTGCAAACTGAACGATCTCCTTTGTGTTGCCAAATGCGCTGCCCGCCATAGTACCCAACTGTGAAACCAGCCCCATGGTGTCCATAAAATTGCCGCGGGAACGCTGCGCGGACTGGTAGATCATCGTTTCCAACTGCTGCGTGGTCTGCAGGCCATCGTTCATACGGTCAAGCCGGGCGCGGGTAGAAACCAAGCTGTCTGAAAGGTCTACGGCTCTTTTCAGCCCCTGAATACTGAGGTAAGAAGCAGCAAGCCGTTTCACAGCGCTTGTCAGAGCATCAGCGGAAGACGTGGCCGCTTTCTGATTGTCCGAAAGTTCTTTGGTGCTTTTGGATGCTTTTTCAGCGGCATCGGCCTGATCTTTAAATGCAGCGGCTTCTTTTTCCACCGCAGCCTGCGTTTCACGGGCTTTTCCGGTAAGGATGCCGGTTTGTGTACCCAGCGCTTCCACCTTCAAACGCAGGCGTTCGTTCTGGGTCTCAAGCTGTTTGTACGCAGCGGTGCCCGCTTCACCGGCAGCGCGCATGGCATCCAGCTGCTGAGCACTGGCTTCAAAGGCTGCATTTGCCTTAGCAGAAGCAAGCTCTGCGCTCCGCAGTGCGGATTCATAGCTTTTCAGCCGGCGCTGCGCAGTGGTGGTGG